GGAGCGGTAGCCGCCCGTCAGCGTGGAGCGGTAGCCGCCCGTCAGCGTGGAGCGGTAGCCGCCCGTCAGCGTGGAGTCGTCGCCGCCCGTCAGCGTGGAGCCTTCGCCGCCCGTCAGCGTGGAGCCGTCGCCGCCCGTCAGCGTGGAGTCGTCGCCGCCCGTCAGCGTGGAGCGGTAGCCGCCCGTCAGCGACGATAGCGCCCCGCCTTCACATGCACCATCATCGCCAACTTCACGAACTAGACCAATGACCGCAACGCTTACTGCTCGCGGTTCATTTTGGATGATGAAGTCGGCCGCCTCAGACTTGGCGCCAACAAACCGAACCACAGCACGCGGAAACTTGCACTTGCCGCCAAGCATGCGAATGTCTGAATCCAGAACCTCCAGCGCAAACCACTTGGCGTCAGCATCAGACCAGTATTCGGAAACACTGTGGTCGCCCTGGCCGTACAGCCAGCCATGCAGACCATTGCCGCATTCACTGTTGTCGATCCAGTCAGGGCATACCACCTCGGCGCCGATCTGCATGGGCCATACAAAGCCGTTATTGCTGGAGCCGTCAGCGCGGCAGACGCGCAGCACGAGCGAGGTAGCGGCTTTCGGCTCAGCGGTTTTCTTGGTCTTGGAATTCACAGGGCTTCTCCTTGGATGTGTTGAGCCCATGTGTCGGGCAATGAGCAGTTGGGCGGTGCGGCCGAGAACATCGGCGCAATGTCGGCGTCCTTGTGACCGGCCAGGCCGCAGCCGATGCGGGTCACGAAGAACTGCAATTCAGGGTTGCGCTGGGCGTAAGCGATGAAGCTCTCCACGGCCTGCGAGATTTCAGCCAGGGTCAGCGGGCCGGCGATGCCGTGCTGAACCGTGGGGATGGCATAGCAACGGCCAGTGACGCCCTCAGCAATACCCCACGCAGCGCCATAGAGCTTGTGTGCAGCGCGAGCCGCGCCACCACCGTGGTAGCCCGAGAGGTTGGAGCCGAAGACGAACAGGCTGCCTTGAGGTGGCGCGATGCCGTCTTGGTGAAACGAGCGAGCCATCACAGCCGCTCCTTCGCCGCCATCCGAACCGACAGCGCACGGTCAGCGCGCTTCTGAGCCTTCTTTGCGATAGGCTTCAGGAACAGCACCGGGCCGGAAGGCTTCTTGCTGTCTTGTGCCTTGCGGAACGCTGCGAAGTCGAGGACTTGGGCCATTTGCATCTCCTGCGCTGTTTGGTGAGCGAGTGATGAAAGAATAGCCGCGCTAGTTGATTTGCGCAATAGGGGCGCTAGTGAAATGTGCAAAAAAAGTTTGGGCAACAAAAAGCCCGCACTTGGCGGGCTGGGTGGGGCTACGGCAGCCTAGGGTCCTGAGGCCTTCCAGTCTGGGCAATTCGACGCAATCAGCTGGATGAACTCAATCCGAGCTGTGAGGGCCTGGATCTGCTCCGCCGTACTGGCCGAGGAGCCAGCCTCATCTGGCGGCAGCGTTGCCCCCTTCCCCGGCACAAAGACAAACGGCCAAGATCCGACATAGCCGCCTAGCGAGTTCTTGGCGTTGACCATGCCGCACGCGGCCCCGGTGTCTGGGTAGACCTTGACCAGCGAGAAGGCGGCCGAGTCTGGGTCCTTGAGCATTGACTTCACCGCTTGCTCGACGCCATTGATTGGCTTTATACGAACTGCCAAAATTGAACCGCCGATCGCCAGGGCCGCCATGATGGCGAGATAGGCTGCAAGTTTGTTTGCTCTCATGTCTTTGGTGTTGAGATCGATCGCGAAGTCCAATTGGCTACTTTAGTAGAGCGCTTTTTTGGACCTTGAATTCTTCATCGGTTATGAGTCCCTTTTCAAGCAGCGCCCCAAGCTTTCCGATTTCGTCAGCTACCGACCCTGTGCCGCCGTCGCCCTTTGGCTCCGCAATGGCCTTAAGCGCAAGGATCTGTTTTTCGTGTTCTCGCTGCCTTTCCTCGGCCCTTTTCTCTTCCTCTCTGCGCTTGCTGTATTCGTGCTGCTCCTCTTTCGCCAAGTCCGCAATTACCAGCAAGATGATCCCACACAGGATTGGCGACAGCAGCAGAGAGAGAAGACCCCATCCAAGACCGCTGCGCCCCCTGTTGCTTGCTAGAACCCCAACCAGCACGGCGAATAGCACCCATACCAAGAAGAACCCTTCCATCTCAATCTCCGTTGTTTTCAAATCTAGATTGGCGAGTGTCATCCGGCGCATTTTGAGCCCGCAACAGCTGCACCAGCTCGGCCCGGCTGATTGAGCCGATGTTGATCACGTTCCCTCCAACTGCGCCAATGCTGGATGTGATCGCCGCGGCCGGCGACGACTTGGCACGCTGTGCTGCAAGCGTCTCCGCCAGATCTTTGGATGCAACGTTTTTCCAGACATCAGAGAAATCAGGTTGTTTGCTAGCCATGGCTACTCCCGTTTTGAGGGCTCATGCTCACCAGTTGGTAAACAAATGCAAACCGGGAAACCACTGAGCCGCGCAATGTCGGCTTTAGTTCATGTGCGACGTATAGACCAAAAACGCAGCCGCGACCAAAAGCACGACATTGAAAGCTAGCGAGATGGCGAGCAGATTGGCGGGGTGGCATTTGGCTACGCTGGCTCGGTCAAAGTCGTACTTGCAGTGCCAGCACCAGCGGGTGTGCAACCATGCCGTCTGCCCGCATTGGGGGCACGGCCTGCCGTATCCATTGGGTATCTCTGGCTTCTTGTTCACCGCGATGAAATAGACATCGCGGGGGACTGACTCAATATGAATGTGGGCGCTATTACCGCTGTCGCCGCCTGATTTCTCTCTCACATGCGCTCACGCTACTGAATGAGCTCCCTGGGTACTCCCATGCCATCTCCGGGCATTGGTGTAAACCCTATCACACTTTAGGCTGTATGCGTTTTCGCACGGAGTGCCGATTGCAACTCCGCCGCCTTTGTGCTGACCCTCTTGCAGAAATCGACATACAGCATGCGCTTGTCCTCGTGAGGGTGCGCCATCGCTACAGCCATTGCGACACTGAACCAGTCGAGGGAATCGGTAGCCACGTACTGCGAGGAGGCCATCTCCTCAATCTCGGCCGCAATCCTCGGGCTGAACTCAGCTACGCGGCACCGCAGCCCCTTCGCAAAGCCTAGCGCTGCCTGCTTGCTGAGCGCAGTTCGGCCGTTCAAGAACTGCCACACCGCACCTTGGTTACCAATGTCATAGCGGGCGCCAAACACACCCTGAGCTTTTTCCCCACGCTCTGCGCGCTCAGCCTCCGTGCTCTCCCAGATCGCTTTGAGCAGGCGGGATTCCTCGATGTTCTCGGGCGTGACTTTGCTGCGCCGCTTGTCTGTCATTTCCATCAGGAAATGATTAGCGAGACTATTTGACCCAGCAACTAGCGGCGCGATTGACAGCATGGACTAGCGCGGCTAGTATCCGCTACATGAACGCTTTTCGACTGATTCGAGACCGGCTCGGCCTGACCCAAGAGGCCATGGCAAAGGCGCTCGGCATGACACAGGGCAACGTGCACCACTACGAGCGCGGCCAGGTCGTCATGCCAGCAACGGCAAAGAAGCTGATCGAGCTTGCCAATGGCCTGGGCCACGTTGTCACGTATGAGGAAATCTATGGCAAGCCGGCCGTGAAGCAAGCCAAAAAGCGCAAAGGCGCCCCTCGCGCCGAGATGGAGGCTTGAGATGCGATTCACACCCATCCCGGCATACAAGGCGCGCAGGCTGCTTAAGCAGTCAATGGCCGCCACAAACCATGCGCTGGCAGAACAGATCAGGGCAATCCGCCAAGAGGGCGGCGATGCAGCGCAGGCGCTTAGCGGCTGGTCCGGGCCGAGATCTGATTCAACCAGTACTGCGCGGCCGGCCGGTAGTGCTGAACCCGATCCGGTTTGAGTATGTCTGCCGCCAAATTCATCGCATCCAAGTACGCATCCAGAAGCGCCTCTGGTTGCGGGTATGTGGCGATCATTGCCGCGAGCAATGCCCTCATGGCATTGATTTCGGCCTGCTGCTCTTGCGCAAGCCGTACAAGTTCCTTGACTGGCATTCGCGCTCTCCATGGGCTGGTTGATGGAGCTCCCAGCATAACCATGGCAAAGCGCGCACCCGATCGGGTTCATGCCTCATCCGGCTCTACGCCAGCCCTCAACGCCAGCCGCGCCCTCTCTTTGAGCCGGCCAACCCAGAACCTCACATCCCGTGCCGCTGCGGCGTGCATGCGTTCTCCCTCGCTGACGGCATCTCCAACCCGCGCCCGACTCAGCGCGCCGCTGTCAGTATTTCCCGGCTTCGTGCCGGGCTTTTTCTTCGGTTGCTTTTCTCCCATGCCTGCAATTTAGGTTGGGGGAGGGCGCTCAACAAAGCAGCACACAAAACCACTTGCTTAGGAGCTGACACATGGACTTCACACGAGCACTTCAACGAATGGTCAGGCGCTACCCGGGCGGCTCTGCAGCACTGGCTGCGCGCATGGACATGAGCCCGACGACGCTTGCCCACAAGGCAAGCCCCACCTACGAAGGGCAGTTCTTCAGCCCTGAGGAAGTTGTGCAGCTCACGGACGAGACTGGCGACAACGACTTTCTGAACTCCCTTGCGGCGCATCGTCATTGCATCGTGTTGCCGATGCCGCAGCTGGACCACTCTGGCATGGACGATGTGTGCACGGAAGCGCTCATCACTTGCATTCAGCAGTTCGCAGAGTTCAGCGGCGTCTCCGCAAAGGCTCTCTCGCCTGCAAGCCCTGGCGGCCGGCGCGTAACCGACAACGAGCAAGCAGAGCTTGAACGCGAGGCAGCTGAGGCCATCGCAGCCATTCAGGAAATGGTGCTCCGCTCGCGCGCCCTCAACCAAGAGCGCAAGCCGGCGCATTTGAGGGCGGCGGCATGAACACCATCCACCCCGGCAGCGCCTTCTGCCCCCACTACGTGCCTCAGGCTGACTGGTCTGACTGCATGGCCTTGAGCCATGGCCTCACCCGCCGCCAAAGCGCCGCCAAGGAACGCGACAAGCAGCTAGCCAAGGGCAACACCGGAACCCTGTTCGGCATCAGCAAAGAGTCTGACGAACAGATTGCACGCACCGGCCGCATCCTCAAGTCTTCTGCCCTGGGCTGAGCCATGCACGCCACCGCTGACACATCGATCGAGGCCTATCGCAAGCTGACTGTGCGCGACCTGAGCAATGGTCAGCGCAAGGTGATGGTCCATATCCACGAGGGCCGCGACTACAGCCGGGCCGAGCTGGCCAAGCTCTCTGGCGTGGCGCTTCAGTCGGTGTGAGGTCGCATGAACGAATTGATCGCAGCTGGGCGCCTTGAGCATGGCCCGCGCCGCATCTGTGCAGTCACGCAAAACCCCATCAACCCCGTCCGGCTGCCATCGGTGCAGCGCGGCCTCTTCTAAGGAATCACCATGGTCTACGGAAAAGACTTCATCGCCGCGAGCTACTACCAGGCCCGCAAGAACCTGGCCTCCGTGCTCAGCAACAAGGCACAAGACCTGTTCTCGGAGGCCGCATGAAATCCACCCCCGAACCCGCTGACCCCTTCGTCATGGGACAAGCCGAGAAGACTGCAAAGAAGCCAGAAGAGCGCTGGGTGCCTCATCCCGACAACAAGCATATCGAAGTGAACATCGCCGCCCCTGGTGAGTTCAAAGACAAGCCACGAAGGACCAAGCAGCCGCTGCCCATGGGATGGAACGTGGCGCCGGTGTCTTGGGTGGGTGGGGTTAACTGGCTCTGATCGTCATGCCAAACCGAATTTTGCGTGACGGCATCTTGACCAGCGAGGCTGTCAACGCGTTGACCTGGGCTGAAGAGGTCTTCTATCGCCGGCTGATGTCGGTGGTGGACGACTTCGGACGCTACTACGCATCCCCAAAGCTGCTGAGGGCAGCCTGCTATCCGCTGCACATCGACAAGGTTTCCGACTCGGACATTGGGAAGTGGCTCACCGCTTGCGTGAACGCGGCCCTTGTAAGGGTGTACCCGGCACAGGACGGGAAGAGCTACCTTGAACTGCTGAACTTTAAACAGCAGGTGCGAGCAAAGGAAAGCAAGTTCCCTCAGATGCAAATCACTTGCGCAGCACCTGCTAAGCAAGTGCAAGCGGATGCGCACTTAGACGAAGGCGGAGACGTAGACGAAGACGTAGACGATAAAGATCCCCCCAAACCCCCCAAGGGGGTCAGCAGGGCTGTCGCCTTCAAGACATGGGCTCAAGCTATCCGGGCTTCTGGTGAAAAGCTCATTCCAGACGATGACCCGGTGTTCGAATACGCCAGGACGGCGGAGATCCCTCACGACTTCATTCACCTTGCCTGGATCGAGTTCGCCGCTAGGCACTCCGAGGATGGGGCGAAGATGTACAAGGACTTTCGCCGGGCGTTTCGCAACTGCGTCCGGGGGAATTGGTACAGGCTATGGCTCTGTGATGCAGGCGGCTACCGCTTGTCAACCAATGGCGAGCAGGCGCAGCGCGCCCGCGATGCGGTGCCGGCATGAGCACGAATTTCGCATCCATCGAAGCCGAACAAAGCGTGCTGGGAGCGCTGCTGGTGGACAACTCGGCCTGGGATCGCGTGGCCGATCTGCTGCAGGCTGGAGACTTCTTCCGCCCCGAGCATCAGGCCATCTTCTCGGCCATTGGTTCCATGGTCAATTCCATGAAGCCAGCCGATGTGGTGACGGTGTTTGAGGAGCTGAACGGGCGCGCTGACTTCGGCGGCCTGAGCTACCTGAACGAGCTGGCCCAAAGCGTGATCGGCATCGGCAACTGCCGCCGCCATGCCGAGATCGTGCGTGAGCGCGCCGTGTTGCGCAGCCTGCTCAGCAAGATCGACGAGGCGGCTGAGGTAGCGCATGGAGACGCCAAGCTCCCCGATAAGCTGGACCGGATTGCGGCCATGTTCGCGGGCATTGATGCGGGCAACAGCCGGCGCAAGCCCAAGCCCATGAGCGAGATCGTGGTGAAGGTCATCGACTCGATCAATGAGGCGGCCGAGGGCAAGCAAACCGGCTGGCGTACCAGCATTCCGGGCATTGACTGGCGACTGAACGGCGGACTGAAGCCCGGCAAGGTGATCGTGCTGGCTGCGCGGCCATCGGTGGGAAAGACCAGCCTTGCAGGCCAGATTCAGAAGCGCGTGGCATCTGACGGCACGCCATGCCTGATGCTCAGCCAGGAGATGGAAGCCGACGAGGTGGGTGAGCGAAGCCTGGCCAACGAGGCGATGGTGAACTACACCAACATCCAGACCGGCAAGCTGAACGATCTGGAGTGGGGGCAAATCGCGGAAAGCGTAGATCGCCTCGGCCACTTGCCGCTGTGGATTGACGACGAGCCGGCGCTGACGATGCGCGCCATTGCATCGAAGGCCCGCTACGTCAAGCGCCTAGGCCTGCTGGTGGTGGACTACATCCAGCTCAGCGAGGGTGAGGGCGACAACCGAACCCAGCAAGTGGGCTCCATCACCCGCGGCCTCAAGAAGCTCGCCAAGGAGTTGGGTATCTGCGTGATTGCGCTCTCCCAACTCAATCGAGAGGTGGACAAGCGGCCCGGCCGCCGACCACAAATGTCCGATCTGCGTGACTCAGGCGAGATCGAGCAGGACGCCGACACCATCATTTTTCTGTGGCCCATGTCGGAGTCGGAAGACGACGCCGAGATCAGACACATCGGCTGCGACTTTGCGAAGAACCGCAAAGGCAAGAAGGGCGCCTTTGTGTTGACCTTCGAGGGCGCGAAGCAACTGTGGGGCGAATCGACGCAGACGGTTGATTCGTTCCAGACCACCAAGAAACGGCAAGGAGGTTTTGAATGAACACCACACTCCGCTACCAAGCCCTGCAGGAGTTCCGCAAGCTGACACCTGGCGGCCCTCATGTATTGCTCGCTGATGTGGCCGCAACGGTTGGCGTCATTCGCACCGCCATTCAGCACCTCGCCACCGAGATGGTGAAGGTTGGCATGCTGAACGTGGAGATGGTGCGCAACAGCAGGGGCGGCGGCCGGCTGGGGCTCTATACGGCCGGGCCGAGGCTTCATGAGGATGGCTTGCTGTCGATGCGAAAGCCGGTGATTCTTCAGGACGCTTGCCAAGCCATCGGCAAGGACGGCGCCACCCGGGCCGAGATATTCGAGGCGCTGGGCCGCCACAAGGAAGACAAGGCGGCCACCGCAAGGCTAGCTGAGTGGGCCAGGAATGGCGACCTCAAGGTATGCGTGCACTCGATGGCTCATGGCTCGCGAGCGTTTCGCTACTTCCTGACCGAAGAGGATCGTGATGCATGGCTCGCAGCTCGCGCCCCGGTGGCGAAAGTCAAGGCACAAAAGGCACCGAGCCCGAGCCGCGTCAAGCGCGCCGAGCAGCGCGCAGCGCGCAGGGTGGCAAAAGGCCTGAAGCCGCTTACTCCGCGAGTGCCTGGCAGCAACAAGCCGGCACAACCCAAGCCCAAGCAGGGCGCGGTAATCAACCGCATCACAAAGGCCATGCCGAAGGCAAAGCTGGCTCCTGTGCGCGTTCTGCCACCAGCATTGCAGCCCGGCGAGCCGCGCATCACAGAGCAGACCAAGGTAGAGAAGCGCAAGCGTCCGGTGGGCCGATATGAAGTGACCAAGCGCCTGTCGGGCCTCAGCACCTTGCCGCCCGGCGTCTACCTTGAGCCCGAAAGCGGCTGGGTGACGGCTGCCAAGAACGCTCGCTATCTGGAGGCTGCATGAATCAAACCGCGTTCTTGAGCGTCACACCGCTCATTGCCAGCAATCCGGTGGCACGCTCCATCGAGAAGGCCCGGATGCGCAAGTGGCGGCTGAGCATCCAGACGGAAATGAAGCTGCTGCAGGATGGCGAGCCCTGCCGGTCGCTCATTGCCTGCGTGACCGAGACCCTGGCCACTGCCATCAAAACACTGGAGGGCTGGGACGATCCCGAGAGCCTGGGCGACGCAATGACAGATGCAATCGTGGCGTGCGAGTACATGGCAGGCCTGGGCTATGTGTGGCGTACCGAGTCCAGTGAACTCCTGTGTGATGCCGTGGACTACGCATGCCAGATCCTGGCTGGCATGAGTCCAGAAGAAAAGCGGCGCGCATGGGCCTGGGCTCAGGCCGCCAAGGCCAAGGGCGTGCTGCGCTCTCTGGAGTCGGCATGAAGGAGCGCCCTGGTTCGATCCTCTTTGCCATCGGCTACCTCGCTGGCGCCATGACTCCGTTCTTCTTCATCGGCCTTTGCTTGGGTCTGGTGGTGGGCGGGGTGTGGGTTGGGTTTGAGTGGGTGGTGGGATGACTGCCTATTACAACGAGTACGACACCTATGCTGACCGTCCTTGAAAGCCGTAAAGGCGCAAAAAACAAGCACTCGACTTCACTCTGCCGCTGCGACTGTGGTGGGGAGCGAATCGTTAGGACGGACAGGCTGCGTCGGGGCGAGGTGTCTGCCTGTGCTAAGTGCGCGCGGGCGGCTGCGGCCATTCGAGGAGCAGAGAAGCGCCGCCTTCCTCGCGATGTTTCACTTACTCGAAATGTTCGTGGCGTGTACGAAGTCAACGCTCGTAAAAAGGGCTTGATCTTTGAGTTAAGCGAAGCCGCAGTCGCGCGCCTGATTCGTTCGGCCTGCCATTACTGCGGGGTGTCGGCATCTCCGACAAATGGAATTGACCGGATAGACAGTTCAGCCGGCTACACGGTGGCGAACGTTGTCACAGCCTGTTCGATCTGCAACTACGCAAAACGTGATTTGAGCCCGGGCGACTTTCTCGCATGGGTGGAGCGAATTCATGCCTATCAAAGCTTATTACAACGAAATAGATCAGTACTGCTGCGCATGGCTCAGCAACCTGATGGATGCGGGCCACATCACACCGGGGGTGATCGATGACCGCTCAATTGAGGACGTTCGCCCAGATGACCTTCGAGCATTCGACCGCTGTCACTTCTTTGCCGGAATCGGCGTTTGGGACTACGCGCTCAACGTGGCCAACTGGGGAGACCGACCTGTTTGGACTGGTTCCTGTCCTTGCCAACCTTTCAGCGCGGCAGGCAAAGGAGCTGGGTTTACTGACGAGCGGCACCTCTGGCCGGCATGGTTCCACCTCATCAGCCAGTGCCGCCCTGGGCGCGTCTACGGCGAGCAAGTTGCGAGCGCTGATGGACTCGCTTGGCTCGACCTTGTTCAAGCTGACTTGGAAGGTGAGGACTACGCCAGCTTCGCGGCCGATCTTTGCGCTGCGGGCGTCGGTGCGCCGCACATCCGGCAAAGACTTTGGATCGTGGCCGACGCCTTGCACGCAGGACGGGCCGAACGGCGGGCCGGGGCAAGGATCGGATCGATTGCCAGGGGCGGCGGCGCTGGCGTCTTGGGGAACACCAACCAACAACGAGGCAGGAGGAACGCCAGAGCAGTTCCTTGCGCGCAAGCAGGCCCTGAACGGGGCGTGTGGAGTGTCGCTGACGGCGCTGAATCTGCAGGCGCAGCTGGCATCCTGGCCGACACCCAAAGTAACGGACACGAACGGTCCGGGGAACTCTGCGAACAGGCAGGGCGGGATGGCGCTGCACACAACGGCGCAACAGAGCGTGCCGGTCCGACTAACGGCCACTGGCGAGCTGCTGACTGGCTCCTCTGCAAGGATGGAAAGTGGCGGCCAGTTGAACCCGGCACACAGCCGCTGGCTCATGGGGCTCCCACCCGAGTGGGACGCTTGCGCGCCTACGGCAACTGCATCAGCCCTCAAGCGGCAGAGGCGTGGGTGAGAGCGACGCTATGAGCGACCAACGCCTAACGCTCAAGCTCTTGGACGTTCACCGCGGCCACACCGAGTGGGTGAAAGCCTGGATATGGTGCAAGGCCCTGCTGCTTGCTGGGCACCAGCTTGCCGTTGAAATCGTCTGCGCCAAGACCAGAGAGCAAGAGCGCCTGTATCACAGCTGCTTCCGTGATCTGGCCCGAGACTGCCTGCTTGGCGGGCACAAGAACGACGAAGAGGCATGGAAGCGCGCACTGCTCCAAGCGTTCTACGAAGCGACCCGGCATGACCCGGAGTTTGCGGCCGACTGGAGGGGCCGCGCCCCGCGCCTGGTTCCTGCGCTTGATGGTGACGGCCTCTTGCTTGTTGGCATCGAATCCAAGCGCTTCACCAAGAACTTGGCGAAGGCCTTCATCACGTTCGTGCACGCCACTGGCGATCAGCGCGGCGTGAGGTGGAGCAGGACGAGCCTGGGGCGGGATTGCCCTGATGAATTTGCGTCGCACACCAAGCGGCGCGAGACAGAAAGCGAGCCAGCATGAACACCAAACCCACCAACCCAAAAGACCGCATCGGCAGCGCCAAGCTCCCCGCGTCTTTGGTCCCTGACACCGTGCAAATCTATGCCGCCATGGCATTTGCCGAGGGTGCGAGCAAGTACGGCGCCTACAACTGGCGAGTGGCCGGCGTGCGCATGAGCATCTACATGGAAGCAATGCGCCGCCATCAGATGAAGCTCTGGAATGGCGAGTGGGCCGACAAGAAGACCAAGGTTCCGCACCTCGCTTCCATCATCGCATGCGCCGGCATCATTGCCGACGCCAAGGCCTGCGGAAAGCTCACCGATGACCGGCCGCCTGTGCTGGACGTTGAAGCGGAGATCGAGGCCGCGGAGGCTGTGATTCGCGGCGTGTACGAGCTGCACAAGGACATGAGCCCGCATCACCACACGATTGCTGACGAGGTGGTCGTATGACGCTACTCATCACACTCGGCTTGTTGAGCCTTGCATTCGTGGCCGCCTTTACATGGCGGGCGTACACCGCTCAGCCCGGCCCTGGCCAGTCGCCACGCTCGGCCATCATCGAAGCCTGGATGAATATCGCGGTGGGCTTTGGGATCAACTTCATCGCAAACTTCCTGATCTTGCCGCTGATCGGCGCACACCCGAGCGCTGCGCAGAACTTCTGGATGGGCTGGATCTACACCGCGGTGTCGATAGTCCGCCAGTACACCATTCGGCGCTGGTTCAATTCCAGGCTGCATGCAGCAGCTCAGAAGCTGGCAGGGGTGGCATGAAGCGCTCTACACCCCTCAAGCGCACGCCCATGAAGCGCGCGGCACCAAAGCAGCATGCCGAGCCGCGCAAGCGCAAATGCAAGGTGTGTGGCACGGCATTCAGGCCGGTGCGTGGCATCCAGTCATGGTGCAGCCCTGAATGCGGCGTGACGCTGGCTGGGCGGCTTGTTGCCAAGAAGGAAGACCGCGACCACCGCACCAAGCTGGCCGACTCAAAGCCGCTCAGTCATTGGATTGAGCTCACTGAGGCTGTTGTCCACAAGTACATCCATGCGCGAGACCGTGGCCTGCCGTGCATCAGCTGCGGAACGCGCCGAACTGTGCAATGGGAGGCGGGACACTACCTTTCCAAGGGCGCGCGGCCAGAGCTCCGATTCGTCCTAAACAACATCCACCTTCAGTGCCATCGCTGCAATGAGCACTTGAGCGGCAATCAGATTCAGTACCGCATTGGCCTGGTGGAGAAGATAGGGGAGGCTTCCGTACAGGAGCTGGAAGGCCCGCACCTGACCGCCAAATTCACACGCGAGGGTTTGGCAGAAATGCGCAGGCAAATTGCCGCGCTGACGCGCCAACTTCTCAGGGAGCGCGAGGCATGCGCAGCATGAGCAAGTGCATCGTCTGTGGTGGCAAGGCTGACTTGCTTTGCGACTCAAAACTTGGATGGGAGCGCAAGCGCGGAGAGATAGATAAGGAGGCTCCAACCTTGCGCGTGATCCGCTCCGAGGCTGTGCCAGTGCGCTACCGCGCGATTCATACTTGTGACGCGCCACTGTGCCGAGCTTGTGCCGTTCCGTCTGGATCGTTCATCGCCCACTTCAAGGGCGGCCGCACCGTCGCTGATTCGATTGACTACTGCCCTGGACACGACTTCGGGACGCTTCGGCGCGAGATCACCGGCTTGCAAGCTGAGGCGATGCGTCGAGATTGGCGTGCCGGTTTCAGAAAGGCCGCCGCAGTCCCCTCCGAACAGATGGAACTGCTGCCGTGAAGTGCCGGATCTGCGGCCGTGTGCTGTTCTATGACGCCACCGATGGCCTGCAGATCGGCCCGGTATGCGCCAAGGCCCGCGGCCTTCTGCCAGAGCCTCGCCACCGAATACGAATCATCGAACCGCACCGCATGGATGCGGACCCGAGGCAAATCGACTGGATCAACACCGGCATGGCCGGAGAAAGCGCGAGAGCATGACTCAGCAAGATGAACAAGAACGCCAGCGCGTGGCCCTGGCCCAGATCCTCAAGAACGCCGCCGACAACTTCGCCTTCACGGTGCAAATCATCGGGCTGAAAGCCAAGACGGCCAGGGCTCGGTATGTGGCGCTGAAGCGTGAGGGATTCGAGACGAGCGAGGCGCTGCAACTGTGCCTGAAGGATGTGGAGCTGTGACGGTCATTGCCTGGGATGGCCACTATCTGGCCGGCGACAAGCGCACCAGCTTTGGCGGGCTGCACGGCATCACCACCAAGGTCCACCGCATCGGTAATTGTCTGGTGGGCTGCGCCGGCACAACCGCGCACATCGCGGAAATGCTGGAGTGGGTAAGGAACGGTCGCAAACCCGAAGAGCTACCGACGCACCAGCGCGACCCGAATGAGTGCACCAGCATGCTCCTGATCGAGCCTGACGGGTCAGTGCTTCAGTACGAAAGCAGCCCCTATCCCATCCGAATTGAGAACAAACAGTGGGCGATTGGGTCGGGCAGGGATTTTGCGATGGCTGTGATGCATCTGGGGTATTGCGCAAGCGCCGCCGTAGCGGTCGCGTGCAAGCTGGACATGTCTTGCGGCAACGGCATCGACACGATCACTCGGTAAGGTAATGGTCTAGTTTGAATCTGCCCTTGTTACAAGCGGCTGGATCAAGCTGACCGCCTGGGCTAAGCTGACGGCATGGCTACGAACAAGCGCAAGGACTTCACGCAGGTTGCCCTAGACGTTGTGAAACGTGCGACTGGTGAAACGACCGCGCCCGCCCCCAGCGTGAAGCAGGAGAGCGGGCGCAAGGCCTCGGGCAACCCGGGCGTCGAGACTAAGCGTGGTCGGCCTGCTGCTCGGAAGGCATGAGCAACTCCAGCTCCTGTTGACCGCCGAACCGCGCGACGATCTTTGCGTCGTACTCAGCTTTGGTCTTTGACGACTCAGCCATCTCCAGTACGCGGCCGATGTGCATCCGCAGAGCTCGTGCGCCGACATCGTTTAGGAATTGAAACAGCTTTGTTTTGCGATTGCCATCTTGCGCCTTGAGCGCTCTGAGCAACTCAAGAACTTTGCCGTTGCTCTGTGCGAGCGGATAGTAGATGTGCCGCACAGTCAGGTGCCTCAAATGCCAAGACTTGCCCCGCATCGGCACCTGAATCTCGTAGAGACGATGCCATTGCATGTAGATCTCATTTGGGAACTCTTGTTCGTACTTCTTGGCCTCCTCGCGCACGTAGTGCTTAAAGGCATCAATGACCTCTTGGGTGCTCGGGCTGTAGCCAGCCATTGCATAGACAAGTGACCGTATTCCTGATTTCGCTGCCGCCCCAGTAACGATCGCAGCTTGACGAATGATGTCTTCGTACCGCTTCCCCTTGAGAGCCCCGGCAGCGTTCGCGACCGCGATGGAGTTGCACAGGTCAATTAGCAGGGCTGCGTCATACCCCTTGACGGCTGCGGGTGGGATGCCAGCCACCCCGCTATCCCATTGAAATGCAATGGGGTTTTTGAGTTTTTGAGCTGTCTCGGCCACCACGTACGGTGCCATGGCTTGGCTGCTGATGAACCTCTCCAACACGTTGCCACGCTTGGATAGCCCAAGCGCTCTCGCCATGCCGGTCTGGCTGATGACTGCAGTCTTTGTTGGATCGTTCAGCACGTAGCACTCAACGTCGATGCCGAGCTCATTTTGGAAGTTGCCCTTGTGCGTCGCAGCAAGAGCTTTCTTCCAGCGAGCCGCAGCGCCCTTCGCCGCCCGCAACTTCCGCTCTTCAGGAGTCAACTTTTCGGCCAAAGCAATCGCGCCTTTTGCGCGGCCCGTAGCGGGCGCCTTCGAATCAGTCATTGCAAGCATCCTTGCGAGTTGATGTGCTTGCATTGTGATGCAGGCATCGGCACAATGCAAGCACACGACGAAATTAGATGCTTGCAATGAACCGCCTCACCACCCAAGACCGCGCCCGCATCCTCAGCGTCCTGGCTGAAGGTGCAGGCGTCAATGCTGCCTGCCGCATCACTGGCGCCAGCAAGAACACGGTTCTGAAGCTCATCGCTGACGTGGGCCGCGCCTGTGCCCTCTACCAAGACCAGCGCTTTCGCAACCTGACTTGCAAGCGCATTGAGTGCGACGAAATCTGGTCGTTCGTCGGCGCGAAGGCCAAGAACGTGACCGAGGATCACCCTGACGGCTACGGCGACTGCTACACGTTCACGGCCATCGACCCCGACACCAAGCTGATGCCCTGCTGGCTTGTCGGCGTGCGCAACAAGCAATGCACCAACGACTTCATGGAAGACCTGGCATCCCGCCTGGTCAACCGCGTGCAGCTCACCACCGATGGCCTGCACACCTACCCCGAAGCCGTGGACCGCGCCTTTCACGGCAACGTCGATTACGGCATCCTGAACAAGACCTATGAGAACGAGGGCAAGGGCCAGAAGGAAGCGAAGCGCCGCTACAGCCCGTCCAACCTGCAGAGCACGACCAAGATCGTCGGCGTGGGCAAGCCGAACCTTGACCTGATCTCGACCTCACTCGTTGAGCGCGCCAACTTGTCCATGCGCATGGGCATGCGTCGCTTCACCCGCCTGACCAATGCCTTCTCCAAGAAGCTGGAGAACCACATGCACGCCATCAGCTTCTACTTCATGGTCTACAACTTCGTGAAGGTGCATTCGTCGGTGCGCTGCAGCCCCGCGATGGCGGCCGGCGTGACCGACACGCTCTGGACGATGGAGGACATCGTTTTGATGGCCGACACCATGGGCGACGAAGTTGTAACCGGCGCTCAGTCAGACTGAACCATGACCGATCACTCTTGCCGCTTGACATGCGAAATCCCCGTTTCATAATCCCCGCGCGGTCCAACCGAAAAGGGATCGCATGAGCATTGAGGAACGGTACGCTAAGGCAATCCACACCAGCCACCTCGAAGTAGAGGAAGCGCCTGGCGATGCGGATATGGTCATCGCCGCAGGCATGTCCGAATCGCTGGGCGTGATGATGGCAAGGCTGAAGGCAGAGTGGGATGCCTCAGCTGGCGAGGTGGCGCTTTTCACGCGTAACACAAAGCGGCTCGGTGATGCGCGTGCGGCGGCAGTTGAAGCCGCGAAGCAGAAGGGCGCCAATCCGTTCGATGTGGCCGCATTTGACCGCGATGCAGAGCGCGAACTACTGACGGCCCGCGCCCTGATCCTCATGAACCTCCGCAGCCTCGCGCCGGCCAAGCAATCAATTTTCGACTTCGCCACCAAGCAGGCCGCAGGGAAGGGCGTCACGGACGGCGCCAGCAAGGCCCGCACAGAGCTTCAGGCGCTCACTGCCAAGCTCGGCGAGCAGATGAACAAGGAAGACCGCGCCCAACTCATAAAAGACCACGGAGCGAAGTGCCGGGAAGTGTCGGACATCGCTGCTGCTCACTCCAGGCGCATGGCCGCCCTTGTTGGCTGCGTGCTGGATGTGTGGCTGGACAAACTTTGCCATCGCTGTGACGGCCGGGGCTTCACTGGCGGCTACGGCACGCCGCGCATCGGCTGCAAGCACTGCCGCGAAACCGGCAGCCGCCGTCAGTCCCAATTGAGCGACCGAGCAAGCGAGCACCAGTTCGGCCTGTGGCTCTTGAACGTGCTCGATTCAAAGTGCAATTCATCAATGGCCCAGGTGAGCAGGAAGACGAGGAGGATTGAATGAAGGCCGAACCTACCCAAGCGAGGCTTAGGGAACTTCTGGTGTATGACGCCGAAACGGGGCTGACGAGGATGAGATGTAAACAAGCACAAGAGTCTCTATAAATCGCTTGACACAAATATTTTTTGTTTCATAATCCTCGCCCAACAAAGGAGCGAGCCCCGCCGCCAAACGGCATGATCTTCTGGCCTAGTGCCTACATCCAGCGTCCGTGACGCTCAAGCCCGGCAAGACCGGCAAACACTGGATGGATCAGCTCGCCCCTACACAAGCCCGCTACTTAGCGGGCTTTCTGCTTTCTGGAGCACACCATGCACTATCGCAACGGCCGAGAGGCCAAGAACGGCGACAAGATCATTCGGCTCAGTGGCGGCAGGATCGACGCATTTGGCTGGCTGGTGGACGCCGTGCCGGGCAACGACTATTGCAACGGCTCAATCATCGACAAGCGCGGCGTGGTGGACTACGCCTGCTTGTGCGACTGTCTGCACGTCGATGACGTTGCTGAACTGCTGGCCGCGCAAGGCCTGGCGGCGCGCCCGCCGGGAAAGTAAGCCCCGACAGCCGGGAAAGACCGGCGCCTTCGCGCTTGATGGTTGGTTGCCTGAGTGCTCAACGGTGACGCAGCTACAGCACTTCCGTCCTGCTGCAAGGAATACGGCGGTGCACTTGGGTTCAAAACCCGCACCAGCCATCAATCGCGAGGGTGAACTCCCTGCGCCGCTGAATGTGAAACATGAGACCTTCCCCGCTCGCTGTGCGGCCAAGGGACGGCACTGAACAGCAATGCATAGCAACACCCTCACCCAAGGAGGCGCAATGGCTTGTTTCGGCTGCAATGACCGCCCTAGCGGCTGCCAGTACTGCCGGCCGCCGTTGTTTGTGCATCTGATCTCGCGGGCTTAACGGCCGCTCCAGAACGCCCGAGCCCCGAACGCTCGACACCGCCACGACGTAAAAGCGAGGCAGTAACGGGCTCGGGCACCCAGAAAAGCGCCGATTCATCCACTCAGCTGAAAGTGGCCGCCCGGGCGCCAATACGGGCGGAAGTTCCCCCGGGGCTCACTTCCCGGGGCAAGAAGCAGCGCAAGTGAATGGGCAGAGCCCAGGCCGCAAGGCTAGTCCTATGGGCTTCTAGTCCGCATGAGGAGACGGACATGGGTAGACCTTCAAAGCTCAGCGAAAAGCAGTGGGCGCAGCTTGAGAGCAGGCTCCTGAAGGGTGAGAAGGCGAAAGACCTGTCACGCGAGTACAAGGTATCGCCAGCCGTCATAAGTCGTCGGTTTGCGAATTCCGCAAAGACGATAAAAGACGTTGCAAATCAAGTAGTTGCGGCTGACGCTGCATTGAAGTCGCTTCCGGTTTCGCAACAGGCAATCGCAATTTCACTTATTGACGAACTGAAGGCGATCAGCATGCACTTGGCTGGCGCCGGCAAGTACGGAGCGGCCACATCGCACCGCCTATCGGGCATCGCTCACGCAAAAGTGCAAGAGATCGACGATGCGACGCCGCTGACCGCCGAGAGCCTTGAGGCGCTGAAGGGCGTAGCAGTGCTCACTAAGCTGGCGAATGACTCTGCGGTGATCCCGATGGGCTTGCTGGCCGCCAACAAGGAGATGGTCAAGGAGGCCAACTCTGGCGCGCAGTCGGAGCCCGGTCAACTGCTCGCGGAGCTGGTCCAGCACCTGCCTGACTGATGGCTGTCAGCCTGCGCACTCAGCGCGAGTTGGCTCGCTGGTATCCGCTGGTAGAGCATCCGATTCAAAGGGCGCTGGTTGAGGCAGTCGGCAACGGCATTCGCTTCCCGGTTGTGCCTGCTGGCCGACGCTCAGGCAAGACGGAGCGAGCCAAACGCTTCTTGGCTAAGCAGGCGATGAAGAACCCGGGCAAGCGCTTCTTTGCTGCTGCGCCGACCCGGGATCAGGTCAAGAAAATCTACTGGCAGGACTTGAAGCTGCTCACGTTGAGCAGCCTGCACGACAAGGCGCCAAGCGAGTCCGAGCTGATCATCCACCTGCCCAACGGTGCCGAGATTCATCTGATTGGCCTAGACCGGCCTGAGCGCATCGAGGGCGTGCTGTGGCACGGCGGTGTGATCGACGAGATCGCGGATCTGCGTTACGGCGATGTGGCGTGGAAAGAGAACATTCTCCCGGCCCTGAGCACGTTCAACCCAGCTGAACCAGACTACCGCGCCTGGTGCTGGCTGATCGGCGTGCCGGATGGCCTGGGCCACTACTACGACCTGGCCAAGTACGCCGAGGCCGGGAACGATCCTGACTGGGCCTGCTTCCATTGGAAGTCGGCCGAGATCCTGCCGCCTGATGTGATCGCCGCGGCCAAGCGCACGATGAGCGCTCGACAGTTCCGGCAGGAATACGAGGCTGCCTTTGAAGGCGCGACCGGCCGAATCTACGAGGACTACAGTAAAGAAAATCACACTGATGCGCGCATCGAGCCGCATGAGCAGTTGCTGTGGATGCACGATCAAAACTTCACCCCGCTGTCATCGGCGGTGGGCGTTCGGCGCGGTGAATCTCTCTACCTGCTGGATGAGATCGTTCTAACCAGCGCGGTATCGAAGCAATCGGCCGCCGAGTTCGTGGAGAAGTTCAAGGATCACAAGAACAAGAACGTGCTGATCTACGGCGACCCAGCAGGGCAGGCCGGCGAGAAGCACGGCCACGCATCGGACTACACCGACATTGAGGGTGTGCTGAAGGCTCACGGCTGGGACTACATCCGCAAGGTGAAGCCCGCACATCCGGCCATCAAAGACCGTCAGAACGCAGTGCGCGCCAAGATCTGCACAGCAGATGGTGCGCGTTCGCTGTTCGTGAATCCAATCACCGCCACGTGGTGCGACAAAGGCCTTGCAACGGTCCAGCTTCAGGAAGGCTCGACCTTCCAAGAAGACCAGAAGAACAAGTACCAGCACATCACGACAGCCATCGGCTATTGCGTGGATCGTGAATGGCCGGTGCTGAAAGACCCCATGACCATCAAGATGCGATCCGCCACCAACACCCGATGACCAAAACAAATCCTTCCTACAGCCGGATTCCGCCAGAAGCGGCCGAGCGGTGGGAGATGGTGCGCCGTGTCTGCCGTGGTGCGCAGGCGGTCAAGGGTGGCGGATTCCTGCCCTACCTGAACGCGCAGGATGAAAGCGACGAGAACAAGGCCCGCAACGAGGCCTATATAGATCGCGCCGTGTTTTACAACGTCACCGGTCGAACTCGTGATGGGCTGCTGGGCCTGGCGTTTCGACGCGACCCCGGCACCGATCAGCTGCCCGAAAAACTGAAATACCTGCTGCAAAACGCAGACGGCAACGGCAGCAGCATCTACCAGCAGAGTCAGGCGGCAGTGGTATCGGTGCTGGAGACCGGCAGGCATGGCCTGCTGGTGGACTACAGCGAGAGCCTGAGCAAGCCACTCATCAAGGCCTACCAAGCCGAGGACATCATCAACTGGCGCACCGAGATCGTGGGCAGCGAGACTCACCTCACGCTGTTGGTGCTCCATGAAATCCATGAAGAGGCGACCGGCTACGAAACGATCTGCGTTGACCAGTGGCGCGAATATGTGCTGGCCGATGGCGTGGTGACTGCGAGGCTCTGGCGCAAGTCGGGCGCAAACATCGCGCAAATGGGCCAGGATGTCATCCTCAAGTCCAGCCGCGGCAACCTACCAGCCATTCCGTTTGTGTTCATCGGTGCCCAGAACAATGACGAGAGCATCGATGAGGCTCCGCTGTTTGATCTGGCGCACCTGAACGTGGCGCACTATCGTAACTCCGCCGACTACGAAGACTCCGTGTTTTTCGCTGGCCAGGCTCAACCTTGGATCTCTGGACTAACGGAGGAGTGGCGTGACCATCTTGAGAAGTCCGGCATCTATGTCGGCTCGCGCTCACCGATCCCTTTACCAGTAAATGGCGCCTTCGGCTTCGCCCAGGTTCAGCCGAACACGCTGGCTAAAGAGGCGATGGACCAGAAGGAAGCGCAAATGTCCGCGCTTGGCGCGCAGCTGCTGGAGAATTCCAAAGCAGCCAAAACCGCGACGCAGGACGATAACGAGAAAGAGGCTACCACCTCGGTACTTTCAACCGTCATTGGCAACGTGTCCGAGGCCTATCACCGAGCCTTCGTTTTCTGCGGCCAGTTCCTGGGCCAAGAGTTCAGCCCGCCCGCACAGTACAAGATCAATCAGGATTTCGTGCGCATGACAGCCGATCCGCAGATGATCACGGCAATCGTGGATAGTTGGCAGAAGGGCGCCTATGCCAAGGTTGACGCTCGCGCATTCCTGCGCCGCATCAACGTGATCCCCGCCGACAGGACGGATGCGCAGATCGACGCCGATGCAGAGGCCGAAGGGCCGGCGCTTGGCAGCATGACGGGCGGCGCTGGTGCCAACGGCAAATGAGCGCCTTCTCGATGAGGCCGTTCACCACGCGATAGACCTGCAGGGCTATTCGAACGGAGTTGTACGGCGCCTCATTGCGCTGATAAACCGAGTCGATGCCGACCTGTTCACGCAGCTTCAGCTCAGCCTGGACCAGATGGGCGCCGAGTCGTTCACGGTACAACGGCTGGAGGGCTTGCTGATCTCGGTACGCTCGCTGAATCGCCAGCTGTACGAACAAATGGCCCGCGAGTTGACCGACGATCTGCGCGGCCTGACGGGCATGGAATTGGCTTACCAGAAGCAGATGTTTGAATCGGTGCTTCCGGTGCAAGTTCCGCTGGCTCAGGTGGCGCAAGAGCAGGTTTACGCGGCGGCGATGAGTCGGCCCTTCCAGGGACGCTTGCTCTCAGAATGGGCCTCAAACATCGAAGCCGACCGCATGGCGCGCATTCGTGACTCGCTGCGCATTGGCTACGTGGAAGGCAAGACGGTCCCGCAGATGGTCCGCGAGATCCGCGGCACGAAGGCACAGGGCTACGCAGACGGCATCATCGAGATCGATCGCAGGCATGCTGAAAGCGTGGTGCGAACTGCCATCAGCCACACAGCCGGCGTGGCGCGCGACAACTTCCTGGCGGCAAATGCTGATCTGGTGAAGGCGATCACTTGGGTGGCAACCTTGGACGGCCGCACATCGCAAACCTGCCGCATCCGTGACGGCAAGCAGTACAGCGCTGACGACAAGCACAATCCGATTGGGCACTCGCTGCCGTGGCTCGGCGGGCCTGGTCGGGCGCATTGGAATTGCCGATCGACGCAGGTTCCGGTGCTCAAGAGCTGGAAGGAGCTTGGCTCAGACATCAATGCCGAGTTCACTCCAGCCCAGCGCGCAAGTATGGATGGGGCCGTACCGGCAGAAACGACCTACAGCGACTGGCTGAACAAGCAGAGCAAGGCCAGGCAGGAAGAAATCCTCGGCCCGGTTCGCGCCAAGTTGCTGCGCGAGGGTGGGCTGAAGGTGGAGCAGTTCTCAAACGACAAGGGCCGATTCCTGACGCTGGAGCAGCTGCGCGAGCGCAACGCTTCGGCATTCAAGAGGGCGGGCTTATAGTTGGCGGATGCCTCTAGAGCTCGTCCCCGCGACACCAAAGCCTGAGAAGACCAAGCGCCAGAAGATCCTGGCCCGCGCCGCTTCAGTCCTGCCGCCTCAGATGATCCGCTGCCCTCGATGCAGCTCTCTGGAGTTCGTGCAAACGGTGCTGGGCGCCGAGATGAAGAACGGCAGGATTTCAGGCGGGCGCAAAGAGCTCGCCTGCCTGCACTGCATGCTGAAGGGCGAGAGAGTCATCGTCCGCTGAATACCCAGGCCTGCCACCGCGCAGGCCTTCCTATTTCTAAGCCGCCCACTGAGGCGGCTTTTGCATTTCTGGGCCTCGCAAAGCGGGGCCTTTTCATTGGGCTAGGCCCTCAATTAAATGCCCAAGGGGCTAAACCATGTTCACTCGAAAGCACCTGATCCGTTTTTACTCGTCTCCTGCTGACGATGGTTCTGGCAATGGCGGTGGTGGCGGCGGCAATGCCAATCCCATCCCGCCAGAAGTCCAGGCGCTCATCGATCAGGCTGTGGAGAAAACCACGGCCGGCCTCAAGGCCAAGAACGGTGAATTGCTCGGCAAGCTCAAGGAGTCTGGCGATCAACTCAAGCGGTTCGAAGGCATCGACCCCGATGCAGTAAGCGCCATGCTGAAGCGCTTCGCAGACGACGAGGAAGCGGGCCTCATCAAGGCCGGCAAGTTCGATGACGTTCTGAACAAGCGCACCGAGCGCTTGCGCGGCGACTTTGAAAAGAAGTTGGGCGCAGAGGCCGAGCGAGCCACGAAGGCGGAAGCGAAGGCGGCAAAGCTGGCCGATCGCACTCTGGCCGGCACGCTGCGTGATGCAGCCATCAAGATGGGCGCTCTGCCCGAAGCGATGGAAGACATTGTGCTGCGCGCTCGCGGCCTCTGGACGCTGAACGAGGACGGTGATGCTGTCGCTGTTGATGGCGACGGTGAAGTGATCTTGGGCAAGGACGGCAAAACGCCTCTGACGCCCTCCGAGTGGGCCGAGTCCCTTCGTGAAGCCGCGCCGCACCTGTGGCCGCGCGCTCAAGGCGCTGGAGCTCAGGGCTCCGGTCGCGGCTCTGCCTCGCAACCTGCTGGCGATTTTGGCGGCTCCAAGTCGGAGCGCCAGGCGGCCATCAAGTCACGTTTCAAACTTCCAAGCTGAAAGGCTAAATCATGTCTCTCTCGCAAATGCAAGTCTTCAATGACTTCATCATGCCCGCCACCATCGAGACTCTGGCTCAGATGGTCAACAAGTTCAACGAAGCATCGGCCGGCTCCATCCGCCTGACCACCGATGGCTTCAGCGGCGACTTCCTGCAAGAGTCGTTCTTCGCTGCCATCCACTCGGCCCAGCGGCGCGTCGATCGCTACGCCGCCAACGGCACGCCTTCGGTGACGGACCTGTCTCAACTCAAGATGAGCTCGGTGAAGATCGCGGGCGGCTTCGGACCGATCCGCTTCGAGCCGGCGCAGCTGACCTGGCTGAACAAGCCCACTGCCGAAGGCATCGAAGTGGCCTCGCGCAACTTCGCCGAGGCCATGCTGCGCGATCAGCTGAACACCGCGATTGCCTCGCTGGTCGCGGCCATCGAGAACCAGTCGGCCGCCAAGAATGATGTCAGCGGCAGCGGTGGCATCAACTACGGCGTGCTGAACGGCGCTCACGCCAAGTTTGGCGACCGCTCGGGCGAGATCGTGGCCAACGTGATGACGGGTGAGGTCTATCACAAGCTGATCGGCCAGAACATCACCAACACCGCCAAGCTGTTCCTGGCGCAGGGCGTCACCATCGTAGACATTCTCGGCAAGTCCGTGATCGTCACCGATGCGCCTGCCCTGTACCTGGCCGGCACGCCCAACAAGCAGAAGGTGCTCGGCCTGTCTGCTGGTGCGGCCACGGTGTTCGATGGTGGTGATGTGATCTCCAACATCCAGACCAACAACGGCAAGGACCGCATCGAAACCACGATGCAGGTTGACTACACATTCTCGTTGGGTCTGAAGGGCTACACCTGGGACGAGACCAACGGCGGCAAGTCGCCGACCGACGCCGAACTGGCGACCGGCTCGAACTGGGACAAGGTGGCCACCGACATCAAGCAGACCGCTGGTGTCATTGCCATCGGTGACGCCGCTCTGAACTGATCTGACGGCTGACCAAGGCGGGGCTTTGGCCCCGCTTTTAACTGGATAACCACATGAGCCACAAACACCCCGTCTGGTACGAACCGCACCCTTGCACACCTGAACGCAAGGCCGAGATTCGCGCGCTGGGCTTCGTCATTGTTGATGAGCGCTTCAAGCCCGATGGCTACGAGAACCCCAAGCAAGCCGCCGAGCAGGCCACGCAGGACGATGCCGACCCCGCACAGGACCACGCCGCCGAGCCTGCCCGCCGAGGCCGCAAGCCCAAGCAAGGCGCCGAGCAGGCCTGAACTAGAACACGAAGGACCGACACATGCCGACCATCTCTCAAGGCTCAGAAGTCATACTGAGCCTGGGCGCCACTGACGCCTATCAAGTCACCGTCAAGAGTGGTGGCGAAGCCTACGTCGATCTGCTTTCTGGTGCGCCCGGGTCGCCGTACAGCTCGCCTCGGATGAATGGAAAAACCGTTCTTTCGAAGGTGTTCGGGCCTTACGGAACCGCGGCAAAAATCAAGGTGCGCGCAACTTCGGGGAGCGTTACCTACGAGAGCTATTCACCAGAGGCACCCATCACCGGGACCGCTGCTGCCCAGGCGGCTTTCACATCCCTGGTGTCAGGGGCTGGGATTCCGACCGGGTTCCTGGCTAAGGCGCATGGCCTACAAATTGATTTCACTTTGCCTGGCTCGTTGTCGCTCGTTACGTGGACCGGCGCCACTGGCACGCTGACGCTAACCCGCGAGGTGACGCTTGATGGTCGCCCAACGCTGCGGGTTGATCTGCCTGCAGCCTGCACCCGCGTGGAGTTGGGCGTTACGGCCGGCTTCAGTGTCCCTGCGGGTTGGGATGTGGGGGTGGCTAGAACCATGGGCTGCCCGGTCTATGTTGTTGACCGCACGCCATTTGGCGTGATGCAGCTCTACGTCGGTGACTCGACGTACACCAACTTCGACCTGTTGACCACCGACATCCCGACCAATGAGCAGTGGAACGGCTGGCACGTCCTGCGCTACCGCGACACTGCGCCGGGCGAGAGCAATCCGAGTAAAACCGGCCCGGTTACGCAAGCCAACGTCAGCCAAGGCAAGATCCGTATCAACAAGAGCGCCGGGACCGCTGGCACTGTCTATCTGTCGTGGATGGGAACCATGCCGATCGAATCGGCAAAAGTGCTCTGGACTGCAGATGACGGCTATGACGAGTGGTACTCGTGGCTGATGCCGACCGCCAGCGGCTACAACATCCCGTTCGCACTGGGATTTGACCGCTACTACGTTTCCACATCGCAGCCCAATTTCATGACAGAGGCGCAGGTGCGCTTGATGGCTGCTGACACGACAGGCCTTTTCGAGATGTACCCGCACGGCACAAACAACATTGGGAACACGGATGTTGGGGCGGCGGCCTATCTGGCAAACGACGATGCGACCTGGGCATGGCTGCAGAGCCTTGGCGTGAAGAATGCGCGCACCTATCACCCCTACGTGAAAGGTCAGTTCGACGAGACAACGGTAGCTGGGATGAAAGCGCGTGGCGTCAGCCTATGCCGCACGGTGGCTGGCGCTGTCTCGCCTGGCCGTACCTTTAAGCCGAGCATTGCAAACACTCAGCAAGCAGACTCGAACCTGCGTATGCCAATCGGCCTGTCGTTGGAATCTGGCGTCACTCTGGCGACTGCAAAGGCAGCCATCGACACCGCGATTAGCACTGGCAGCACTCTGATCATCATGTCGCACGAATTCGTCACTAGCGGCGTGACCGGCCTGCAATGGCTGCAGAGCGACACCGCTGCGCTGATGGAATACGCAGCAGCTAAGGAACGGTCTGGATTGCTGCAAAACATCAAGGCCAGCCAGCTGGCTGCGCAGATTGTGCAGCCGGCCTAAAAGTCGCGGTAGTTCGGAATGTCTTCAGGTCGATTTATCTTGACCACGCGTGCAGGCATCCCGACTGCCACCCCATACGGGGGTACATCGGACATGACAACTGCATTAGCACCGACGCTGGCGAACTCGCCAATCGTGATCGGCCCAAGCACCTTGGCACCACTACCGATCATCGCCCCGCGTTCGATGGTGGGGGCTCCTTCAATTCCGGATCGTCCGCCAATGGTGACACCTGTACCGATGACGGCTTGTGATCGGATAACAGCCCGCCGGTTGATGACAGTGCCGAGTCCCTCATACGACAGCAGCACATCCGGGGCGATGTCGGACTGCGGCGGAAGCACGGTGGCAAACACGATGCGGTTGATCGTTTTCAAGGCCCACGGCAGCGCCGGAATACGGCGCAGATGCAGCCAGCGGGCCGCACGATAAATGCGAACGGAAATCATGAAACTTCTCCCTTTGGACCGTTATGTTATCAGTGGCAAGTCAGCGTCCTCGTCGAGCTGATTCCCATCCCCTGCCGGTGCACATCGGATCGATCCAATACGCCCACCTCGGTGGGCTTTTTTACGCCTATTGAAAGCCAAGCATGGCCCTGATCACTGAAGATGGAACAGGCCGCTCTGACGCCGAGTCCTACGCCAGTGTGAGCACGGCAGACGCCTATCACGCAGCGCGTGGAACGGATGCATGGGCGGCACTCAGTACGCCCGTCAAAGAGGCGAGCTTGCGCAAGGCCACGGACTACATGCTCCAAGCCTACCGCGGCGCATGGAAAGGCGACCGCATGCTGAGCACACAAGCGCTTGATTGGCCTCGCTACGGCGTGACCGTCGATCGATTCCCGGTGCTGACAACCATCGTGCCGCCTGAAGTGGTCAAGGCCTGCTGCGAGCTCGCATTCAAGGCGGCATCTGGCGATCTGCTGGCCGACCAAGGCCCGCAAGTCATCTCCGAGAAGGTTGGACCTATCGATGTGCAGTACCAAGCAGGCGGGCGCCAGGCGATCAAGTACGCGTCTGTGGACGCCATGCTCTCTGCGCTGCTGGGCGGCTCTGGCATTCGCGTGGTGCGTGCCTGATGGACTACGCCGCGCTTGCTTCTCGCGCCGGGGCTCTGCTTGCCAAGTACGGGCAGGGCATGGTGCTTGCTCGCACAACCAAGGGCGCCCGAGACATCAGCACCGGCACGCCGGCAGCTGGATCGACTGAGACATGGACTGGCTCTGGTATTGAGATCGAGTTCGACAACCGATCGATCGACGGAACGATGGTGAAGGTGGGCGACAAGCGCATTCTGCTGAGCGCTCCCAGCGTGGCCCAGCCCAAGAGCGGCGACACCCTGACCTATGCCGGCGAGACCTGGCGGGTTGAGCAGGCCAAGATCATCAAGCCCGGCACCGTAGCGGTGCTGTATGACGTACAGGTGCGGAAGTGAACGACACCCTGACCGTACAGCTGCGAGCCTTTGCAGAGAAGGCCGGGTTGAACATCCAGACCGTTACACGCGTGGCCATGCTGAACATGACCTCGCGCATCGTGCTGGAGTCGCCCGTGGGAAACCCGGACCTGTGGAAGTCCAACAGTCACCGCGAGTTTTCCCGCAAGAACTACAACGCCCTGGCAGCCCTGAAGAACAACGCCACGCTGGAGAGCCCGGCCAGCTACACCAAGGGCGGCAAGCTCAAGGCCAAGCTGGTCAAGGAACTGAGCGGCAAGCAGCTGCGCAAGACCTTTCCGAACGTGACCGGCAAGGGCTACGTGGGTGGACGGTTCCGCGCCAATTGGGTGGCCGGCATCAACGCGCCGAACAAGACCACGACCGAGAGCACGAACGCGCAAGACAGCTGGGGCGAGGTGGAGAAGCTCAAGACGGTGCAGCTGGGCGGTGTTCTGTACTTCACAAATTCGCTTCCCTATTCGAGGAAGCTGGAATACGGACATTCCAAGCAAGCCCCGGCCGGCGTGGTGCGCCTGAACGTGCAGCGCTTCCAGCAGGACATCCAGGCCGCGATTGACGAGGTGAACAAATGAGCATCACCCTCATCGCCGCGGCCTTGGAGCGCAAGTCCGCAGCTATCGCCTCGCCCCTGGCCACTGCCTACGAGAACGAGGATTTCACGCCTACCGATGGCGTGCCGTACCAGCGCGAAAACCTGCTGCCGAATGTTCCGATCGACCATGCGCTGACCGCTGATGTCGTGGAGTGGCAGGGCTTGTTTCAGGTGATGGTCTGCTATCCGCTCGGCGAGGGCCGAGGGTCCGCGCAAGCCAAGGCCCAGGCCATTGCTGACCACTTCGCACCGGCTCAAACGCTGATCGAGGGAAGCATCAAGGTCTACATCAACAGCACGCCACGCATCGGCGCCGGCCTCATTGACGAGGGGCGATGGTGCATCCCTGTGACCATCAGTTGGTCCGCGTTCAAGACATAGGCCAGTAGGCCTCACAACAAAGCCGCCCAGGCAACTGAGGCGGCTTTTCTTTTGATCATATGAATTGCAACAAGATCACAGCAAGCGAACTAAGGGCAGTTGTTTCGTACGACCCTGAATCAGGAATATTCATCAGAAGCGGTCCGTCGAAGCCAAACTCTAAATCCGGATCACGTGTTGATGTGATTTGCACCACTGGCCTCCTTGCTGGCTATCGCAGAGTGAAGATAGACGGGGTTCGCTACATGGCCCACCGTCTGGCTTGGCTGTACGTATATGGAGAGTTTCCAGCCGGAACTATTGACCACATCAATGGATGCCATGGGGACAACAGGATCTCAAACCTTCGCGACGTCCCGCACGGCGTGAACATGCAGAACAGGCGTACGCACTACAAGAACAGCCAAACGGGAGTTCTTGGCGTTCACCGCGACAAGGGGAGATTTCGGGCGTCCATATCGCATCAAGGCAAGACCGTGCACCTTGGTAGTTATCTGACGATAGATGAGGCGCAAAGCGTCTATGTGGCAGCCAAGCGAAGACTGCATGAAGGCTGCACGATTTAAGTCACAGCATTGAATTAGCCCGCCTCGCGCGGGCTTTTTCATTTCTTGCCCGTTCCGGGCGCAAACCTCAACCCGCTCAGGCGGGTTTTTTCATTTCTGAAAGGCCCACCATGGCACAAGTACCGACCGGGACGACGTTCTATCTCGTCTCTGCGTTCGCATCTCCCAAGACCACCACCATCGTCACGAACGCCACCGAAGCTGTCGTTACCTCGGCGGCTCACGGCTACGCCAATGGCGACTTCGTTCTGGTCTCGTCGGGATGGGGTCGCCTGAACAATCGCGCCTTCCGCATCAAGAGCGTGACCACCGATACCTTCGTTCTGGAGGGCATGGACACCAGCTCCACCACTTACTTCCCGGCCGGCAGCGGCGTGGGCACGGTGAGCAAGTTCACCACGCTGGCCCAACTGACCCAGGTTCTGGCCATCAACTCCAGCGGCGGCGATCCGATCAACGTCGAATACAAGTACTTGGAGAGCGACGTCAAGTACTCGATGAATGACGGCTTCTCGGCCACGAATTCCTCGCTGGATCTGGACGCAGACGCCATCGGCACGGCGGGCTACACCGCAGCCAAGTCGCTGACCACTGTCCAAACCGTGACGGTCATGAAGACTGTGACGCGCAGCGGCTCGATCATCCTGCAACCCTGCACTGTGGCGCTGAATGAGAGCGTGAAGATGCAGGACGGCCAGATCAATCGCATCACCGTCGCCTTCAACGGTCAGAACGTCCTGACCCGTTACGCCTTCTGATCCCCCGGGCCTCTCGGCCCATCCCTGAGCACCGACCTGAGCCGGGTTCTTCTCTTCGCGGGGAAGGCCCGGCCAGGCACGGGCGTTTTCACTTCACCCGCGAAAGATCAACACCACCATGGCAAAGCTCAAGCTCACCGTCTCCCCGACCTTCAAGGCCACCGTTCTGATCCCTGTTCCCGGCGCCAAGCCTTCCCCCGTCGAATTCGTTTTCAAGGGCCGCAGCAAAGACGGCTTCAAGGACTTCATGGAAAGCGTGGAGGGAAAGGATGATGTGGCTCTCGTCCTCGAAATGGCCAGCGGCTGGGATCTTGATGACCCGTTCGGCGAAGAGACCGTGACCCAGCTCCTGCAGAGCTACATCGGCGCTGCCCGCGCCATCCTCGACACCTACATGCGCGAGCAGACCGGGGCACGCCTGGGAAACTGACCGCCATCGTCCAAGCCCTGTACAGCAAGGGCGAGGACGAGAAAGAGCTTGCCGCCTTCGGCTTCCGCCTGGAGGACTTTGAAGGCAGCGACGAGATCGAGATATGGCCGGACTGCTTGCCGGCCTACGAGTTCTTCTGCGAGTTCTGCATGACGCAATGGCGCGTCGGCATGAATGGCCCCACCGGTCTGGATCACGCCTCGGTGCTCGCTGACCTCAAGACGCTATGCCTGCCTCACAAAGAGGCTTCCTCGCTGTACGAGGACATCAGGCACATGGAGCGCGTTGCCCTCAAGGTGATGCGCGAGCAGCAGCACGAAAACAAGTGAGGCCTTCGGGCTAATTAAGCCGACACAGATCGGCGCAAACCAGCTCGCCGAGTGCGGGCTTTTTCACACCTGAAAGGCAAACATGATCATTGATTCCCAAGACCTGACAGTGTTCATTGCCAAGCAAGGCGATGAGCTTGTGACCGACTCGCGGGCTGTCGCTGTCGCTTTCGGAAAGAAGCACAAAGACGTTCTGCGGGTGATCGACAGAATGCGTCTCAGCAGCAGGCAAATCATTGCCGCGCACGCTGAGCGCAGTTTTGCGCCCAGCTCCTATGTGGATGTAAGCGGCCGATCTTTGCCGCTATACCAAATGACAGCAAAGGGCTTGTCTGAACTGGCGATGGGCTTCAACGGCGACGACGCACGCGAGGTGCGCATTCGGTTCCTCAATGCGTTCGATGTCGTTTCGCAGCGGCTTGTTTCGGCTGAGAGATCGCTGATTGAGTTGCTGCACCAGCACGACCGCCGCTCTGCCATATCGGAGACCAAGGGCCTCATTGGCTCCAGGCTCATGAACGAGAGAAAGAAGGAAAAGTCCGCCTTGATGGATGAATTCGGCCGGCTTCAGGCAATTGCCCAGCCTTCTCTTCTGAACTGATTTCCCGCTGCCTTTCGGGGTGCCCGCTTCGGCGGGCTTTTTTACATCTTGGCTCGCTTCGGCGGGCCTTTTGCATTCAAGGCCGCCATGTCAGCTGATGACATCATCACAACCGGCGTAGCGATCGACACCACCGGGATTGACAAGGGTATCGAGCGCCTGGACGCGCTTGCTGCTACTGGCCCGAAGGTGGACAAGTCGCTGCAGTCGGTGGAGCAATCTGCGGCCAAGACGGGCAAGAGCCTGGCCACGCTTGGGCAAGGCTCGGGTGCTGGGCTGCAGGATGCCGCGCAGAAGGTAGACCAGTCCTCGCGCACCATCAGCCAGAGCATGCAGCGCACGGCGGATGCTGCCACTGCGAGCGACAAGGCGCACAAGGATGCCTCAAAGTCCATCGATGGTATCGGCGTGTCTGCCGCCCAGACGGCTGCGGCGATGCGTCAGCTGCCGGCGCAGTTCTCGGACATCGTTACCAGCATCCAGGGTGGGCAGCGCCCGCTCTCGGTGTTCCTGCAGCAGGGCAGCCAGATCAAAGATTCCTTCGGTGGCGCTGGCGAGGCTGCAAAGGCCATGGCCGGCTATATCGGCGGCCTGCTGAGCCCGTTCTCCATTGCCACTGCTGCGGCTGCCGGCCTCACGCTGGCCTACTACAAGGGCTCGCAAGAAGCCCAAGAATTCCGCAAGACCCTGATCCTCACCGGAAACGCTGCCGGCGTGACCGCAAGCCAGCTCATGGATATGAGCGCAGCGATCAAGGCCATGGGAGGCGGCACACAAGGCAGGGCGGCTGAGATCCTTAACCAGATGGCAGCCTCGGGCCTGATTGGTGCCGAGAACCTTGCAAAGTTCACCGATGCTGCTCTGCGCCTGGAAAAGGTGGGCGGCCCTGCTGCCGAGGAAACCCGCGCCGCGTTTGAGTCGCTAGGGCGCGCCCCGGCATCCGCTGCGGCCAAGCTCAACGAGAGCACCAACTTCCTCACTCGCTCGCTCTATGAGCAGATCAAGGCACTGGAAGATCAGGGCAAGACGGTAGACGCCGCCCGGGTGGCGCAAGAGGCCTATGCCGATGTGCTGAACCAGCGCAGCCCGCAACTGCTGCAGAACCTGGGGTACATCGAGCGCGCATGGCTGGCCGTGAAGGATGCAGTGAAGGGAACTGGTGACGCTCTGGTTGGCATCGGACGGCCTTCTGACACGCTTGGGGATCAGATAAAAGCACTGCGCGCCCGCATTGAGTCAAACAACTTTGATGCGTCACAGGGTGGCCAAACGTCCGTAGAGGCGGCCGAAAAAGGCAATGCCATTCTTGTTCAACGCCTTCGGTTGCTGGAGCAGGGCGCCAAGTACGAGCAGTTGAATGCCTACTACGCGGGCGAATCGGCCGACAAGACCAAGGCTGGCAACAAGTGGGAAGACGAGAAAAACAAGTACCTGACAAATCAGGAGTCTCTGAAGGCGGCCATTGTCAAACTGCAAAACGAGGGGCTCGCCGCAGGAATATCGCAGCTCGACATTGAGAAGCGCATTGCGATCGTCAAGCAGCAGTACGACATTGGCGCTCCACAGGAAGAAGTAAAGCGCCGAGAGAACGCGCAGCTCGAAAGCACGAAGCGCCAGCTGATCGAGTTGAACGCCCTGCGTGCAACCGGCTTCATCAATGAGCGGGAGTTCATCGAGAAAAGCAATGCGCTCACAGTAAAGGATCTGGAGATCAAGCGGGCGGCAACGGTGCAGGAGCTTGCACTTTCTGCCAAGCGGATCAACTCTGAAAAGGAGCAGCAAGCACTCAAGACACAAGTGCTTCAGCTTGATGAGCAGATCAAGACGGCGCGTCTTGCTGGCGACAAGGATCTTCAGGTCTATCTTGCGAAGCGCAAGCTGGCCATTGATGCGGAGCTAGGTGCGCAGAAGGAGATCGGAAAGACCGAAGTTGCCATGGCGCGCGTCCGCGACATGCTGGCATCGAATGCCGCAGATGCAGCTGTTCGTTCCTACACCCAGGCCATTCAGGAGCAGAACGACCAGACGCAGTTTGAACTAACCCTCCTTGGTAAGACTCAGGAGGCGCGCGACATTGAAATCGAGCAGTACAAGATACGGCTTGATCTTCAGAAGCAGATTCAAGCCGTTGACGATCCAAACAACGGATACGACCAAGCGCAGCGAGACCAGAAGAAAGCTGAGCTTGAGGCAGCTGCTGCCATCGCCAGGGCCAATGCCATCAATCGATCGTTCCTGAACGAATGGCAGCGCACCGCCGACAAGATCGGCGACACCCTCACCGATGCCCTCATGCGCGGCTTCGAGAGCGGCAAGGGCTTCATCAAGAACCTTCGCGATGCGATGGTGAACACGTTCAAGACGACCGTGCTTCAACCCGTCATCAAAGCCATCGTGTCGCCCGTTGCAAACATCGTCAGCGGGGCTTTGTCTGGCATTGGCGGGTCCATTGCATCGAGCCTTGGGCTCGGCGCGCTGTTTGGCGCCGGCTCTGCTGCTGCTTCTGGCGTACTGGGTGCTGGCGTGGCTGGCGCTGCTGCGGGTGGCGGCTTGTTCTCGCTGGGACTGCAAGGCTCGCTCGCTGGCTTCGGTGAGTTGGGCATTTTGGGTGGAGCATCAAGCGCGCTGACCTCGGCAGGCTCGCTGCTCAGCGCGGGCAGCTTCACGGGTGCGCTCGGCGCAGCCCTGCCGGTGCTTGGCCCGCTGGCCCTGGGCGCCTTCCTGCTCAAGGACGCTTTCAACGGCGGCGCCGGCACCCCTCACCGTGGCGCCCAGTACATCTCGGACGGCACGAATGGCTACGTGCCTGCCGGCCTGGTCGTCGGTGACATGGCCTACGGTGATTCGGTCTATAAAAACCGCAGCCAGGAGGTTGAGGACGCCCTCAAGGCTCTGACGGGCGGCTCTGCCCTGGTGCTGAACAACTTCGCCAAGAACTTCGGCAAGACCGCCGACTTCAAGGTCGGGGCCTACTTCGCTTCGGACAACCACGATCCTTCGCAGGGCAACATCACGGTCTTCCATGGCGACAACGCCATCCAGAAGACCAGCTCGCAGGGCTACGACAAAGACCCGACCAAGGGCTACCAGCAGTTCACGGCAGACCTGGCCAAGCAAGTCCGCACGGCCATGGAAAGCATTGGCATCCCCGATTGGGCCAAGGGCATGCTCGACAAGCTGGGCGAGGCCCCGGCGATTGAAGATCTGGCCAAGACGGTTGACGCCATCAACCTGACACAGACCGCACTGCTGAGCCTGGGCAAGACCATGCCTCAGCTTGCCGGCCTGACGGATTCGGCCGTGACCGCGCTGCTCGGCGCCTTCAACGGCATCCAGGGTTTGAGTGATGCAGCCAATTCCTACTACGCCAACTTCTACACCGACGCCGAGCGCTCGGCCAACGTCACACGCAGCCTGACGGAAGAGCTTGGCAAGTTGGGTTTCTCGCTGCCAACCACCCGCGAGGGATTCCGCGCATTGGTGGAGGCGCAAGACCTCACCACCGAGGCGGGGCAGAAGGCCTATGCAGCGCTGCTGCAGCTCTCGCCGGCATTCGCGTCGGTGGTGGAGGCGACCAAGACGCTGAGCGAGGTTGCCCAACAGGCCGCCGACCAACTCTCCGACGCTGGCCGCAAGGTGCTGGAGGAACTGGCTCAGCAGCAAGGCTCCCTCATGGTGGAGTTGCTCAAGGCCCAAGGCAAGGCCGGCGAAGCCGCAGCCCTGGAGCGCAGCCAATACCTTGCGAAGGCAACCCAAGGCCTCACCGATGCAGACCGTGCCGCCATTGCTGCGGCCTACGATCTGAACAAGGCCCTGCAGGATCAGATCGAAGCCACGAACGCAGCCGCGCAAGCAGCGCAGCAAGTAGCCTCGCAGCGATACGACCTCGAAAGCCAGCTCCTGCAACTGCAGGGCAACACCGCAGAACTACGCCGCCGTGAACTGGAAGCGCTGGACCCGAGCAATCGCGCCCTGCTTGAGAACATCTACGCCCTGCAAGACCAGCAGAGCGCAGCGCAGCAAGCGGCACAGGCCCTGCAGCGTGTGTCTGATGTGATGGCAGGTCTTGGCAATGCCCGCTTCGACCTCGAAAACCAGCTTCTGGGCCTGCAGGGCAACACCGCCGAGGTGCTGAAGCGCACCCGAGAAAATGACCTGGCCGAGCTCACCAAGGGCCTCAGCGCCGACGAAGCAGCCAAGGTCATTGCGGCCTACGACTACAACGCCAGCCTGAAGCAGCAGATCGAGGCATTCCAGGCTGCCCAGCAAGCCGCCGCAGAGTCGGCCCGCCAGGCGGAACAAGCCGCGCAAGCCGCCTCCCAGCTGAAGCAAGCGTGGCAGTCGGTTACTGATTCGATTTTCGATGAGGTGCAGCGCATCCGCGACCTGATCGGCGGCAACACGGCTGACAACTTCGCCCAGGTGCAGGCACGGTTTGCCATCACCACCGCACAAGCCAGGGCCGGCGACCAAGACGCAGCCAAGTTGCTACCGAGCCTGGCGCAGACGATGCTAAGCCTGGCCGAGTCGCAAGCCACCAGCTTGTTTGAGTTGCAGCGCATTCGTGCGCAAGCAGCCGGCAGCCTGGAAAGCACAGGCAACACGCTGGCCGGCCGCTTCGGCCTCACGCTGCCCAAGTTCGCCGCGGGCACCAACTACGTGCCCGAGGACATGGTGGCCGTGATCCATCAAGGCGAGGCCATCATCCCGCGCGCCTTCAACCCGATGGCAGGCGGCGCTTCAGCAAACGCCGAACTCCTGGCCGAGCTTCGCGCCCTGCGTCAGGAGACCCGCGAGAACGCCCGATCGATTGCGAACCTGCAACTGCGCGGCGTCCAAGTTCTTGAACAGTGGGACGGCGAAGGCATGCCGGCAGTGCGCACATGACACAACCTCTCATCGTCGTGAAGCCGGTCCCCGTGACGGCGTTTGTCTCTTCCGATGTGCCCGAGGTGGCGCCGGATGCTTACAACGGCGGGACCACCTATGCCATCGGCAATCAGGTGAGTGTGGCCGGAGCGCTTGGCCTGCAGACGGTGTACGAGTCGCTTCAGAACTCCAACACTGGCCACACGCCCGCCTCAAGCCCAACGTGGTGGAAGAGCATGGGCACGGTGTACCAGGCCTACAGCGGCGGCGCGACTTATGGCCTTGGCGAGCGCGTGCAAGACAACTCCGCACATGTGATCTATGAATCGGCCGTGGCCGGCAACACTGGCAACCCGCTTTCAGACGTTACCAAGTGGGTGCGCGTCAGCAAGACCAACCTCTACAAGGCCTTCGACACCGCCAACAGCAGCGCCACCACGAAGCCCAATTCGATGAGCTTCCGCTTCACGCCGGGGCAGGGCGTGGGCGCATTGGGTGTGCTCAACATCCAGAACGCCACCAGCATGCGGCGCCGGGTGATTGATCCGACCTATGGCACGGTGCACGACCAGACCACGGACCTTTCGGCGCTGCCGGCCTCGTCGGACTGGTGGGCATGGGCCTTTGGCGTCAAGTCCTCGCCATCGCTGAGCGTTGCCACCGACTTGCCGGCCGTCTACATCAATGCCGACATTCAGCTCGACTTCACGGGCGGCGCGGATCTGGCCATCGGAACCATCATCGTCGGCCCGATTCGGCAAGTGGGCATCGCGGCGCAGTCTGGTGTGCGCCTGAGCTTCAAGGACTACTCGAAGCAGAACGAGAACGCCTTCGGCGACTTGGAGCTAGTGGAAGGCAACTACTCCAAGCTGCTCACCTTCCAAGTGCCGATGCTTTCCTCCGAGGTTGACCAAACATTCGACCTTATCGCCTCCCTGCGCGCCACGCCCTGCTTGTGGATTGGCTCGCAGAAATACCGCTCCACGGTCGTCTATGGCATCTGCGCAGCGCCTGAGATCGTCATCCAGGGCGAGCGCATCACTGACACATCCATTCAACTCCGAGGGCTCACATGAGCATCACAACGGTATTTGATCCGCCATTGGCTGGGGACTCGCAAAGCGTCTTCAACACCAAGGCCTTCGACACATTCTCCAAGCTCAACACCTGGGCCGGCGAAGCCAATGCGGTACAGGTGGCCATCAATGTGCTGGCAAGTGCAGCAGCGGCCAGCCAGACGGCAGCAGCCACCAGCGAGACGAATGCGAGCGCGTTTGCATCGGCGGCAGCCGCCAGCGCCATTGCATCCGCCAATTCAGCCGGCGCGGCCATGTGGGTGAGCGGCACCTACAGCGCAGGCGCAGCGGCTCGCAGCCCTTCGAATCTGCGCGTCTACATCAACAAGACCACCGGCATCCGCACCACAGACCCGGCAGGCGATCCGACGAATTGGGTTGATGCGGTGTTCGGCGAGCGCATCCGCATTACCACGAACACGAATGCCGTGGTGGGCAAGCTCTACGAACTGGACAGCCGCGGCGGTTCGTTCAACGTCACCCTGCCGGCCAGCTACTCGGACAAGGACCGTATCGGCTTCGTGGACGTTGGCTGCGCGCTTTCTACCTACCCCGTCACCGTGGTTCGCAATGGCAACAACATCCGCCTGACGGGTGAAGACCTTGTGCTTGATCTCAGTTGCGACAGCCTGAGTCTGGTGGCCCAAACCTCACTTGGATGGATTGAAGAATGACCTCACGCTCTCAACTTGGCGGCGTAAGCCGTGTGACTTCGTTGCCTTGCGGGTTCAGCGGAAACGTTGGGGTTTCAGCGCAGATCTTTGGCCCAAAGATCGCAGTCACATCCGGTAATACGGGTTCGGCCGGAACACTCAACACATTGCTCAACGCCAGCGGATCAAAGTTCAGGCTCAATGCCTTGACGGTGACCACGAATGATGCCACCCCGCGTGATGTTCGAGTGAAGATCACCATCGATGGCGCCTCAGCTTTCGACTTCACGGTCAGCATTGCCGCAATCGAGCAGCGCGTAGCGGTTGGATCGGTTGTTAGCGGGACCACGCAGTCAATCATCTTCCAGCCCGTTGATGCACTGAGGTCACTCAAGATCGAATACAGCAGCAGCGTCGGATCGGAGACCGGCAAGCTCTCGTTTGCCTACAACTACGAGATACGCCAATGAGCGACTACATCACCGAGCAGATCGGCGGCGCAGTCGTCACGCGGCTGGCAATCCCTGCGCCTGTCGTTCCCATCGTGCCCGAGGTCTCCATGCGTCAGGCCAAGCTTGCGCTGCTGGCGGCCGGCAAGATCGGTGCCGTCGAATCGGCTATTGCCGCGCTCAGCGAACCCGACAAGTCCGCGGCTGAGATCGAATGGCAGAGCACCGGCACCGTGCGCCGAGACCATCCCACGGTCGCATTCATCGGCGCCGCTGCCAGCCTCTCTGAAGCCGAGATTGACGACCTGTTCGCGGCTGCCGCGCTGATCGTCTAGCCCGCCCAACTCCACACAAGCCCGCCGCGTGCGGGCTTTTCTTCGTCTGGAGACGCCATGCGCCGCCTGCTTTCCTTGCTCGTCCTTCCGCTTCTGTTGGCTGCTTGTGGTGGTGGCGGTGGCAGTGCTCCAGCCTTCATCCCGGAGGCGCACGCCGCCGAGCCGCCCAGCGCCTGCCCTGTTGGCGACGCCACTGCGCAACTGCAGGCCATGATCGACAGCGCCAAGGGGCAGCTGGAGCTGCCGGCCTGCGTGTTCAACGTGTCGGCACCAATCCTCATCAGCAAGCCTTTGCGTCTGGTCGGTGCCGGCGCGACGGTCACCGGAACCATCATCCGAAGTAGCGCCGATGAGGCGATGGTACTGGACCCAGCCGTCCGCGTGGCTGTAGCTGTGGGCGGGTGGAATCAGCGCGGCTACTGGGCTGGCGTCGAGAACCTACGCATTGAGCCGACTGTGAGCGGCGGCGGCAAGCATGCGCTGGTGTTGCGCGTTCGGCCTGGGTTCTTCATCTCAAGCTGGGCCGTGGACCGCGTGCACCTCGGCGACTTTGGCGAGCAAGGCCTGCTCCTTGAGAATCCAGGCGGGAACGGTGATGGAATCTTCACTGGCTCGGTGAGCCGCAGCTACATCGAGAACGGCATCAAGGGAACGCTGATCGGAGACTCGGTGTGGTTCTACCGCAATAGCGTCACCAACGGCCCGAGCCGTTTCAACAAAGCTGGCTTGGTGGGCTTCGACATCAGTCTGGTTCCTGGCGCTGCCGAAACCATCATCGAGCAGAACAACATCACCACGACTGGCGGATGTGTGCTGATCCGCAATGGCATTGGCATAGGTGTCCTGCACAACTGGTGCGAGACGGCCGGCGCTCCAGCAGATGGGCAGGGGCTGATCCAGCTCAATAGCTGCGAGGAATGCACCGTTCGAGACAACCGCGTCCAAACGATGGGCGGTGCCACGCCATATGCACTGGCCTTCAGCGGCGGCGGATTTTCAGTCATTGAATCCAACAAGCTCACCAGTGGCCAGCAGGGGCATATCGCCTTCTCAAATGGAGCGCACGACAACCTGCTTGCCGGCCTGAACAGGTTCGACAACACCCGCACCGGGAAGATCGCGGGCGCGTCTTCCGGCCTCATCTCCACCAACTGAAAGGCCCGACATGGCAGAACCCGCAACTTCTGGAGCCGCTGGCTTCGCAGGCTGGAAACTCATCGGCGGTGCTGCTGGCGTCGCTGCCGGTGGCGCCGGCCTGGCCGCCATTGTCGTGATGCTCATGACCCCGCCGCGCAGCCCGAGGGAGTGGGCGGTTGGCCTCATCAGCACCGTGGTCTGCTCCATCGGCTTGGGTTCCTGGCTGCTGCACTGGCTGGGTATGTCTGACCTTGCGGCATCCGGCCCTGCTGGCTTGGCCGTGCTGTTTGGACTGTGCTTTGCCTGCGGCCTTCCGGGTTGGGCGCTGGTGCGCGCTGCCTTCACTTGGATGATCAAGCGCGACGGCAAAGACCTGGGCGAGATCGCCAGCGATGCGGCCAACACCGTCCGCGATGTGATCAAGGGGCAGTGATGAAACTCACCCTCAAGCGCCTGGAGCTTTCGAGCCAATCCACGATAGGCCGACTCGCCATCGACGGCGAGGACCACTACTGGACCTTGGAGGATGTTGTTCGATACGGCCCCAAGGTGCCAGGCCAAACCGCCATACCAGCCGGCACCTATCGCGTGATCATCACGCCCAGCCCGCGATTCAAGCGCCCACTGCCTTTGCTGCTTGATGTGCCCGGATTCGATGGTGTTCGCATCCATCCGGGCAATACCGCCTCAGACACAGAGGGCTGCATCCTCGTCGGCATGGGCAAGTCGCCAGATCAGATCAGCCAGAGCCGCATCGCCTTTGATGCGCTGTTTGCCAAGATCGATGCCGCATGCTCTGCCGGCGAGTCGGTCTACATCACCATCAGCTGAAAGGCCGACCATGAAACGCTACCTGCTTGTCTCTGTTGCATCTGTTGTCTGGGCTTGCTCGCTGGCTGCGCTGGCCGCTGAGATCGGCCTCATCGATGAAGAAAAGGCCCTGTGCGAAAAACAGGGTGGGTGCTTGTTCACCTCGGCCGGCTTTGTGCGTGAGCGCCTGCAAGCGGCCTATGAGGCGGGCTTTCAGAAGGGCCGGGCCAAAGCCTGCGGGCTTGAGGCATGAGCTTGCTCTATCAGGCGCTGCTGTGCTTGGCACTGCTCGCCGGCTCATTCGGAGCTGGCTGGCTCAAATCCACCAGCTACCACGAAGCCAAGGCCGTCAAGGCGCAGCTAGCGCAAGAGCGCGCATCTCGCGTGCTCGAATCCCAGGCATCCCGCAACGTCATAAGGATCAGCGATGCACTCGAAGACAAGACACGCGCTCTTGCTGCTACTCGCCGCGATGTTGAGCAGCGCTTGCACGACGCTTCCGCCACCTATGCCGCTGCAAATACCGGCCCCGTCTGCCAGCCTGATGCGCCCCCAGTCGCCCGACTTCCTGACCAGACTATCCGCGATCTTGTCCAGCTTGCCGCAGACGCAAACGACACCGCAGCAAGGCTCACAGCCCTCCAGTCCTACGTCTCCGAAGTAGTCAAGCCGAAGGAATGACATGCAGCCCAAGACATGCGCCCACTGCCAGCATTACAGGCCCTCAGACGAGGAATCGGCAACCGGCGAATGTCGGCTGAATCCGCCCCAAATGCTCCACAGCGAAGAGGAGGGGCCTTACAGCATCTTCCCGCAAGTTGACTCCGAGGACTATTGCTCACGATGGGAGCTTGCCAAGTGATCGACCCAAAGCTACGCGAGTGGGCCACAGCCCGGCAGCTTGAGTACATCGAAGCAATCGAAGCTCACGGCTCTATCCGCAAGGCAGCAAAGGCCCTGGGCGTTGCCAAAGCGTCCATTGATTGCAGTATGGCGGGCCTCAAGAAACGCGCCGCACAATCCGGCTACAGCCCCACCCACGACATGACCAAGACCGTGCCGGACGGCTTCAAGGTCCGAGGCGTGTCCACCTACTACGACCAAGACGGCAAGGCGCGGGGGCAGTGGGTCAAGTCCACGGCGGATGAGCAGAGGCAGGCGGAATTGATGCGGGCGGCATTTCAGGCGATGTCGATCGAGCTTCCTCGAGTTCCGCCAGCTCGAGCACCGACCGTCACAGTCTCGAGCCTCTGCAACGTCTACACACTGACAGATTGCCACATGGGCATGCTGGCATGGCACAAAGAGGGCGGCTCTGATTGGGATGTGAACATCGCCGAGCGGACACTGACGGGCTGTTTTGAACACATGGTTTCGAGCGCACCAAAAGCTCGAGTCGGAGTTGTGGCCCAGCTTGGCGACTTTCTGCACTCTGACGGACTGACGCCAGTCACACCCTCGAGCGGGCATGTTTTGGACCAAGATGGGCGGTTCTCGAAAATCGTTTCAGCCACGATCCGTGTTCTACGCCGGGTAGTAGATTTCGCGCTCGAGCGGCACGAACAGGTTTTCGTACTGATGGCAGAAGGGAATCACGATATGGCCTCGAGCGTCTGGCTCCGCGCTATGTTCCGCGCCCTCTATGAGCTCGAGCCTCGAGTCACAGTAATTGACTCAGAGCTTCCCTATTACGTGCACCAGCACGGTGAAACCATGATCGGCTTCCATCATGGACACATGAAGAAGAACGACGATCTGCCGCTGTTGTTCGCTGCGCAATTCCCAAAGGTATGGGGATCGAGCGTCAAACGTTACTGCCACACCGGGCACCGCCACCACGCCGAGGAAAAAGAACACTCAGGCATGACGGTGATACAGCACCCGACGCTTTCTGCTCGAGATGCCTACGCTGCTCGAGGCGGATGGGTTGCTGAACGACAGGCCATAGCCATGACCTTTCATGAGCAGTTCGGGCTGGTGGCGCGCAACACAGTCACGCCTGAAATGCTCGAGATTGCATGATCGTCAACCTCCGCGACCCCGCCAGCATCCTAGCCTGGCACCGCATCAACCCCGAGCGACACGGCCCGCAGCTCAAAGCCATCGCTAGGGTGCATCCGCAGTTCAGGGATGCGATCAGGCAGGCGGCTCAGATGGCGAAAACCGAGCCTTTGCGGAAATGACGCGGGAGCGTATGCGGGAGCGGTGCCTTCTGATTTCTGGTGGTGCCCGGGGCCGGACTCGAACCGGCACACCTTGCGGCGGGGGATTTTGAGCCCCCTACCTGCATGGCCTGCACTCGAGGACCTGTCTAACGCCGGAGCGTCTTCCTGGGAAGGAAGCGCTGGATTAATGGCTCCGTGAATTAGACAAATCGACCGCTAACCCGCGCCAATCCTCATTTGCGGCGCTGCCTTCTAAGCAGCAGGTCGGGGGTTCGAGTCCCTCCGGGCAGGCCAAATACAAGGACTTCAGCGGTAGTGCCCACTAACACCTGTCTAAGAAACAGGGGGTTTGTCTAAGTTTAGCGCGACGGCTTGGCCCGCCTCGGCGCCTTTCCGTCAACATAGTGTTCGGTCATCTTGAGCGACTTGTGCCCCAGCAAGTCCCTGGCCGACTCGAGGCCGTCAGCGTCTCGAGCATCCATCCCGGCCCGCCCACGCAGGTCGTGGATGTTCAGATCCTCAATGCCTGCTCGAGCGCAGGCGCGAACCCAGGCGCTGCGGATACCCGAGTAGCGATAGCCGCGCCCGCTCTGCGTCTTGAGCACGTGGCCGATCTTGTCGCCTCGAGCGCACGCCTCAATGGCTGCGCGCAGGGCGGGGCTCCATTCGATCAGCAGCCGCTCGCCGGTCTTCTGCTGAATCACCACCACCCCTGCATCACCCACATCCTGCCAGCGCATCTTGATGACATCGCCGATCCGCTGCCCGGTGAGTAGCGCCAGATCGATCATCTGGACCAGGGCGGCGCCGTTGCGTGTAGCTTGCAGCGCGGCCTTCTTCAGCGCTGACACCTCGGCATCAGTCACCCACCGCTTGCGCTGCTCGAGCGTCTTTGCCGGCACGTTGTCGATGGGGTTGTGCCCCTCGCGTAGTCCCTCGAGCGCGGCAAACGCCAGCACCTGGCGCAGCATGGTGCGGTGCAGGTTGTAGGTGCGAGGGACGCTCGAGAAGTCCTTCAGGTACTTTGCGCAGACTGGCGTCGTGACCTGGGCCGGGCTGAACTCGGCGAAGGACTCGCCCATGATCTTGGCGATGCGCTCCTGATCCCGTGCTGTCTTCGGCGCCCAGCTCAAGCGCTTTTCGTCCAGCCAGCGCCCGATCACGGCCGGCATGCGGTCCTTGCTCGAGTCGGCGTCAACAAAGGCCGCCAGCGCCCGATACATGGCCGGCAGACCCTCTTTTTCCCCGCACAGTCGCTGCCACCTCCCGGCCAGCGTGACCAGGTAGTAGGCTGAATGCTTGAGGTAGACCCTTGGGGGAAGGCCTGACGATTTGCGGATCATGCGGCTCTGCGGAGTTTGGGGGTGCGAAGCTGGGGCTGGTCAATCTTCACCTCGAGGTCACGGCCAGCGCAGACGGCCTCAAAGTGTGTGCGCTCGAGCACAACTGCACCAGCAGCATTCCGGCGAGCCCTGTAGAAACCTTGCTTACGCAGGGCCTCGAGCTGTGCGCCTGGGTTGCGGTAGCCTGTCAGCTCTTGCAGTTCTTCCGCACTGAGTGTGAGGCTCATTCCATCCCCTCCCCAATATCAATCCGCACCAGCTTTTCAAGGTCGATCATGTGTGCTCCTTTCCGCGCCTTTTTATTCGGCGCCTTGTGCAAATCCCTTGTGCAACAGCCACTTAGCGCGGGTGTTATGCAGCAGGGTGGTGTTATGCGGCAGGGGGTGCGCCATAACTACAAGTTAGGCATCACGGACCCTTGCCAGTCCACTTTTCGTAGATGGCATACCTTCGCCGTGCTGTCTGCACCTTGGCCCTTCAACAGCGGCTCGCCCATGTGCGTCGGGCACTCGCGCTCGTGAATCTTGTTCATCGCGCTGCGGTACTCGCCTAGCGTGGTGTTCGCCTCGTCAAAGAATCGCGCCGATGGCGGGCACTCCAGCACCAGGCATTCCAAGTTCATCGCCAGCTTGTGCGCGAACTGCTTCGCTACCTCGTCCATGTCGTCGGCCATCGTGTCCTGCATCGGCATCGAAGCCGGGCGCCCTTCAAAGTGGGCCTTCATGGCGCGCATGGCATCCCGCACTTCGCGGCCGGGCTCTGCTTCGCGGTACTCCATCGCCAAGTGCAGGGCCTTCGTCACCCATGCGGTATGCAGTTCTTCGTCATAGTCCATCGACATGCCTCCAGTGATGCCTAACTGTCGGTTCAAGCGGAGCGCCCACGGCGGGTGGCAGTGTCGCGCTCCGGGTAGTGTTGCGGCGCCGTGGTCACCCGCTTAACCTAGCGTTAGGCAACACAAACAGCCCGCTCGGCAGGCATCGCATGCGTCATCTTCAGCGCACACACCCGCTTGATGAGCTTGCGCCTGGCCGCCGTGGCTGCGCTATCAGTCAGCACATCGCGGATCACCAGGCGCACCAAAGCATCGGCGTCGCGCTGCAAGTGGTCAAGC